AGTTAAAGCAATTTGCATAGCTTCATTGGTGCCGTAGTTGGCGTCTCCGTAATTGACCCCTTGTAAATAGCAACCGTATAGTTCCCAAGTCTCAAGCGCGACTACAGCATTGGTTCCGTTGCCACCATCTAATACTTCAAATCTTGTAATAAACTTGTAATCATTACCAGCAGAGGCTGAACTCATTTCTAGGAAGTCTAACTGTTTCTGTAATTGCTCACCGACTAACTTGCTTACATTTCCACCAGCATCATCACGGACATTACAGGTAGCATCAGCCCAGCTGTATTTTCCAGCCAATTTGATTGTACTATTATAGACAGGAAGATCAATGTTTTCAAAAGTCACATTTGGCCGTGTAAAATCCACAACCTGCTTGGTTAATTCCAGTACACTTCCGCCTGCTCCAAAATTTTCTAGTGTTACCCGAAATCGATACTTCAGTTTCGGCATTAATAAACCTTGGTTTCCGCCTGGTTCCAATTGTACGGACATATTTGTTAATGATGCTGTAGGCATTTTTGTCTAATCTCCTGTTATACTTTTATTTATGGCACTGAACCAGGGCAAAATTTTAGTCCTTTTGCCCGTCTTCATTATACTGTTGCGCCAATACTTCCTGTGTTTTGAATACGTACTGGTATGTATATAAACTCAACAGCTTTAACTGGCTCAATTGCGATGTCAACCCATAATTCATTAGCATCGATTCTAGCCGGTGTGTTATTTGAAAGATCACATACTACCAAGTAATCATAGAGGCCACGTTTAGCTACCAAGTCAATCATTAAATTAGTGATAGCATTGGTGATCTGATTACGTGTGATTGTGTCATTGGGTTCAAACAAATATGTCTTACCAATCGCAGCCAATCTGGCACGCAAGAACGCTACTAAACGAGCTACGTTGATACGATCAAGTGCAGTTGTTGTGCCTTGTAGGGTATGGTTACCAAAGTTAGTGATACCAACACCTGGAATAAAGGTAATTGGATTGACATTATTTTGATACAACACATCACGTAGGCCTTGGTTTACACCCAATGGTTGGAATTCACCAGTCTGCGCATTTAGGTAACCAATCTGTGTGGCATTATCGATAACACCGCGACGTGTACCAGCTGGTGCTAACCATGGGTATGCTACTTCATCACTGCGTATAATTGTGCGCAACATCATGTGGCTTGGTGCTGTTACTACCAGGTTACCACTAAGGTCATTAGTAGTACAACTTGGATAGAACGCAGCCGCATAAGGATCACCAGCGTTTAGATTGCCGTCACCTGTGATTACACCTAGACCGTTGTTGTTGGTTGCCCAAGTTACTACTTCTTCTGGTGTTAACCGTAGTGGAGTATCAACTACTACAAAAGCAGTTTCTCCGCGGTCGGCATTGAGTAAGGCCAGGTTAGGTGCTAGTTCAGGATATGATGGGCAAGCGATCAAGTTGAACTGATTCTGTTCTTCTCTGATTGTGGTGTTGGTATCAATACCAGCACGTAATGCCTGATTAATGATGGCTCTCTGTGCCTGACGCCCCATGTATGGGCTACCATCTGCTCTGTTGCCACTAGCTGTTAACCAAGTATTGGTAACAGTGATTGGTGTCCAGTAAACATTGGTGCCCGGAGTTTGATTAAAGTTAGTTGTCAAACAAATATATTCTACACCAACATAAGTCACCAAAGCGCCAATGTTGTAGGTAGTGCCACTATCCCAGGCATAAGCCGGGAAATCAGTGTTATTAAAATAATTGCTTTGGAATGTCTTGACGTTAAATCCGCTACGACGAGTGTTCCATAACAAAATACCTTCTGGATATAGGCTTGGGCTTACTGCGTCTGGATCCAAGTAATCGCTAAGTGTCAGACTTGTGATAGTGGGCAATGGATCGCTTACAGGATCTGTAGTTCCATTTGTTGCCCATCTAGCATCAGAAAATAGTACACCATTTTGTGTAGTTTGGTTACTGTTGTCAATCTGTACCCATTGATCCGTTCCGTCAACACTTTCCCAACGGTTAATTACTGGATATAATTCAAGATTGCTTGTATTGATCCATAAATCACCGTAAACCAAAGGACTCAATGCTGTATCGTTTTGTGTGGTTGGTGCTGCGGCAGCAATAATTGGACCGCTAGCATTGGTAGCAGTAAGATTGTAACCGCGAATATCATTAGTCACAGTCCTATAACCTTGCCACTGTCCACCGTCCTGGATCATGATATCCACTTGTGTTGGATCACTATAATACCAGTAAGTACCGTTGTTGGGATTTTGATCCGGTGCAGTCGCACTTGTTGCATAGCTAAATGTTGGATAACTTACCCAGTTACTAAGAACTAATGTATCAGTATCAGTTACATTTAATGCAGTCAAGCCTCTAATACTTTGACCAGTAGCAAAACCAGCATCGCTGACCGGAGTACCATCTACATTAGTAAGTTGGATATCGCCGCCTTGACTATGTGTAAACACTACAAAACCACTGCTGTCAACAGTAGCACTTACATAAGGAACTGCTGCGGCACTGACTGCGGCAATAAAGTCTGATACGTCAACACCAGTCAATTCTGCTGTGGCTGTGTTGAAAGAAGTACTGCCAGATTCAGTAGCACTAATTGTAAAAGTATCACCACTGGTAAAGGCAGTTGGAACTACATAACCAGTAACATTAGTGGCACCTAAAATATAGCGTTCCCATATCATGAATGCACCAGTGCTGTCGCCGTATGGATCAACTTGAGCATAGGTCGCACCAACAGGAATGTTAGCACCACCACCGGCTGGATCTAGGGCATATAAAGCAGAAGCATCATTGGCATATACTGGACAATTTTGTTGTACAAATGTACCCAGTGTTGAATTGTATTTCTTAACTATTAAATTAGTACCCAAGTTTACGTTATTTGTTTTTTGCCACACAGAACCAGTTGGAAACGGAATTGCACTTGAACTATTCCATCTTGGGTTTTGATAGCTTGGGCTTGCTTGGTATTCAGGAGTTGCATATGCACCTGCTGTGATACCTAGAGTAGCCAATGGAGTACCGGTGCCGTTTTTAACGCTGACACTACCAAACCATTTAATGGTACCAGCACTAACGCTACCACTGGATGTGGTTGCAAAACTAACTGTAGTGTTAGTTGATGATACAACATCAAAAGTACCATTGTAGGTGTTAGCAGTTGTAGCTGTAATGGTAATAGTACTGCCAACTGGATATGGATTAGGAACAGCATTTGCTGTATTGGTAAAGGTCAAAGTAGCTATACCAGTTGATGCATTGGCACTACCACTTGTGACAGTACCTGCGTAACCAGTCGAAGTACTATCAGCATAGATAAACAATGCGCCACCAATTACAGCAGAGTAAACACCGTCGATTGCGGCTGTGTTGATTGCTGCGGATAAACCAGTTGGTGTGTTATTGGCTGATACTGGAACAGTAACTGTATTGGTATTATTAATAACGATTGTGTTATTGGCAATTAATTCAGAAGGTGCCAGTGTGCCAGTAACTGTGGGCCATGCGGTTTTCCAATCATCGCTACCAACTGCTACCCAAGTATTATATAAACCACTTAGTGTAGCTGAACTTGTTTGTGTGCTAGTTGGACCACCACGCTTGTAGTATTCAGGATTTTGTAGTGCACCTGCAACATCAGCACTTTGAACTCCACCGCCAACCACTGCATAGTCACCAATACTGCCATAGCTTTGCACTGGTAGTGCTTCTCCAGTTACTAAATTGGCCGTGCTAGTAATAACCGATGGAATCTTGTTGCTGAAGGCGCCAGTGGTTAAATTCCACTCAAAAATTCCCCAATTAGAATTGACTGAATCTAACCAGTAGGTGTTGTTGTTTGGAGCACCCAACGGTCTAGTCAAACTAGCAGTAAGAGCAGCCAAGTCAATATCAACACGCTGTACATAACATTGATTGGTAATACCCAATGCGCTGTAAGCGGCCAATAAACCATATTCATTAAGCTCGTATCCATTGATCGGAGTACCAGCTGTGGTATTGTAAAAGAACGGAACACCAAAGGTGTTGAGCAAGTCACGCTGACTTGTCATTAAATAAGTTTTGTTTGCGTTAGCAGCCAGTGTGCCCGAAGCTACACCAACTCCAGCGCCAGACACTTTGTTCTGAGCTGTTGCCAACAAAATAAACGGTACCGAATTGGTAGCGCCTGGGATATAATTGCTTTGATCAATTATAGTAACTTGTACACCGGGGGATATTAGAGCCATATCAAAATCCTTTTTTCTAGTATAGATATTTATGGCGTATGATAAAAAGAACGTGGGTTGCCTGCCCTTTGCAAAGGTTTAATGTAAATACAACATGAAAAGACCGTTGTGTTTGGTATGCAAGCAGAGATTTTGTGCCGTAAATTACTATCGTGATGAGCAGGCACACTATCGTAGTCGTTGCGAACACTGTGTCAAGAAAAATCAACGGATCAAACCGCCAATAGCTCGATGGCAAACTGCAGGCTACAAGAAAAAACTCGCCTGTGATAGATGTGGATTCAAGTCCAAGTATGCCGCACAGTTATTGGTG